CCGGTTCCTTGACCTGTACTTGGGCTCGCACTGATGCGTTCGACGCAGGCACTGGACTGGGTTCTGTTGCTGGTACTGATGGTTGGGGTCTTGAGGGTCGCACAGACTCTCCGGCTTCCGATCTGTCCAGCACTGGCATGAACACCAAAATCCCTGAGATCGACATCAAGGTAGACAGCATCGCTGTGACTGCCGTGACGAAGAAGCTCAAGGCTAAGTGGACTCCGGAGTTGGGACAAGATCTCAACGCCTATCACAACCTTGACGCTGAGGTTGAGTTGACTGGTATTCTCTCCGAGCAGATTGCTCTTGAGATTGATCAGGAGATTCTCAACGATCTCGTTCAGGGTGCTACCGCTGGCACGCTCTATTGGAGCCGCCGCCCCGGTCAGTTCCTCGATCCAGAGGCTGGAACTAGCATCACTAGCTCCACCGCTCCTCCGGACTTCACCGGAACTGTTTCCGAGTGGTATGAGACGCTTGTTGAGACGATCAACGACGTTTCCGCTCGCATTCACCGCAAGACTCTTCGCGGTGGTGCCAACTTTATTGTTTGTGGACCCGAGGTCGCAAACATCCTTGAGTTCACCAGTGGTTTCCGTGCGAACATTGCTGCTGATGATGACAAGGGAACAGTTGGTGCTGTAAACGCTGGTTCAATCAGCAAGAAGTGGGATGTTTGGGTTGACCCTTACTTCCCGCGCAACGTGGTCCTTGTTGGACGTAAGGGCGGTAGCTTCCTTGAGAGTGGCTATGTGTATGCTCCTTATGTTCCTCTTCAGGTCACTCCAACCATCTTTGGTGACGAAGACTTCCTGCCTCGCAAGGGCGTGATGACTCGTTACGCGAAGAAGATGGTTCGCCCCGACATGTATGGTCTTGTCGTGGTTCGCGATCTGATTGGCTAATAACTGAGTTATTGCTTTAATCGCAGAGCCCCGTGTTAGTTTGACTGGCACGGGGCTTTTCTTTTGTCCTAAAACTAATTACACTTGGAGGATTACGCACCATGGCAGCACCACCTACTTTACGACCGGCTTCGAGCACAAGTGCTTCAAAATTATCAATTACGGGAAGCTTCGATGACGTCGCAACAAACTTGCCATTAGGTATATACGCAGGTTCTGACCCTTTCTTGTCTGGTGCAAAAGATCAGGTCGCTTATGTATTTAAAAAACTTGGTGGTGATGTGCTCGATATCGAAATCACAGACGGTCAAGTATATTCAGCCTATGAAGAGGCGACATTAGAATATTCTTATTTGGTCAACATTCATCAAGCAAAGAATATTCTTGGCAACGTCTTAGGCGGAACAACCGGCTCGTTCGATGAGGATGGGCAGTTGACCGACGGTCACGCACTTGAGGGAAAAAACGTCAATCTCCGCCTTCCACGATTTGACTTTGCATATGCTCGTAAAATTGCCGAAGGTATTTCTTCAGAAAAGCAAATGGGCAACAACCAATTATATTCAGCCTCATTTGCTTTGACCGGCGGGGTCCAAGATTACGATCTCCAAAAAATAATTTATAGTGCCTCAGTGGACTCGGACAATAGCGATTTTCCTTATTATAATAAAGTTGGGGTTAATAAAGTTTCAATTTCAAAGATATATTTTAAAACACCTTCATCAACATGGAGGTTTTATGGATATTATGGCGGATTGAATACAGTTGGCAACCTTGGAACATATGGACAGTATGCCGATGATTCCACATTTCAAGTGATTCCAGTGTGGCAAAACAAGGCACAGGCTATGGCGTTTGAAGATTCGATATATACCCGTAATTCACACTGGTCATATGAATTAAGAAATAATAATGTGCGAGTTTACCCCATCCCCCCCATCGGCGGTGGCTATCCTACAAAAATGTGGGTGGAGTTTTCAACCACCGGCACAGACACTTGGGAGGAACAGGCAGACCGCAAAGAAGGTGTTGAGGGTATTAACAATATGAACACCTTGCCTTTCGAGAATATTCCATATGCCAATATCAATGCAATCGGTAAGCAATGGATTCGACGCTTTGCCTTGGCGTTGAGCAAGGAGATGTTAGGACATGTGAGAAGTAAGTTTGCTTCTATCCCGATCCCCGGCAACGATGTTTCTTTGAATGGCAGCGATCTAATCAGCCAAGCCAAGGAAGAGCAGACTGCCTTGCGAGATGAACTGAAGACCGTATTGGACGAAATGACATACGGAGAATTGATGTCTGGTGATGCTGAGATGGTCGAGAACTCTAACAAGGTTCAGTCAAATGTCCCTATGTTGATTTATAGCGGATAGGAATATAAAAAATGGCAGATCAAAAATGGACACAGCCCACTGCTCCCCCTCCTCCGTTATTCACGGGAGAGAAGGAGCGTGACTTAGTTAAGCAGGTTAATGACGAATTGATTGAAAGGGTCATCGGTCAGCAGATTACCTATTATCCTATTAGCATTGAACACACAAACTATCATCCACTATACGGAGAGGCGATCAAAAAAACATTTTTGCCACCTGTGAGGGTATATGCACTTGTAGATTGGGAGGGTAGTGATACGACAACTTCTAATTTGGGCATTGATCGTAAAAGTTCTATTACAGTGCATTTTCACAAGCGTCGTTTGGTTGAAGATCAAGACCTGTATGTCAGGGAAGGAGACTTCGTTGCTTATGGTAGCAATTATTATGAGATTGTTATGTTAGGAGAGCCACGAGAAATATTCGGTCAAACTGAACACAAGATGGAAGTCGTTGCAAAATGCATCAAGGCAAGGGAGGGAATATTCAATGCCGAATGATAAAGATACGAGAACAAAAGAAATCCCATTCCAGCCATCAACCATAGAGACTGTTGATTATGCCATAGTCAATTGGCTCAAAAATAAAAACCTTCACGCAACGACCAACACTGGTTTTAAAAAAATACCAGTTCGATGGGTGGCACCAGAAAGATCATATTCTGTGAAGAAAAATAAAGAAGCTCGCGACTCAGCCGGTGCTCTTATTTTGCCGATTATGACCATTGAAAGAACCGGCATGGAAAAAGATCCGGCGCGCAAGGGCAGTGCTTTTTCTGCGATCCCGTCGCACCCCGACTATAAGGGAGGGGCAATAACCATTGCTAGGAGAATAGGTCAAAATAGGACTGCTGCATTTGCTGCCGCCGAGGCAAAATATAAAAGAAATCAGTTTAACTACCCGAAAAAAAACGAGAAAGTTGTCTACGAGACAATTACGATTCCAATACCAGTCTATGTTGACGTCACTTATAAAGTGAGTGCAAGAGGCGAATATCAACAACAGATGAATGAGATAATTCAGCCGTTTATAACAACCTCTGGTGGAATTAATTATTTTGTTATTGAGCACGAGGGGCATCGCTTCGAGGCTTTTATGCAGTCTGACTTTGCCCAAGAGAGCAACGTGGCAGAGATTGGAGAAGAAGAGAGATATTACCAAACTACATTCGATATAAAAGTCTTGGGCTATCTTATTGGAGCAGGTAAAAATCAAGAGCAGCCAAAAACAGTGATCAGAGAAAACGCTGTGGAGGTGAAGATTGGTCGCGAACGTGTGATTTTTGGAGATGAGATTCCGCACGGTGGTTCAAAGAATACCAATATAGGTATTGACGGAAAATATCGGGACTAAATATAGGTTTTTCACATTTTATACGACTATTTATTAGAGAAAATCTTTACGTTTGAAGGAGAACAAAGATCATGTCAGTAAAAAGATTTAAATTTGTTTCCCCCGGAATTTTTGTTAATGAGATTGATAACTCATTTCTACCGAGGGAGCCACAACTAACAGGTCCTGCCATTATTACTAGAGCCTTGCGTGGACCCGCAATGCGCCCGGTCACGGTGGGCTCACAAGCCGAATTTGTAGAAACATTTGGCGAACCAGTACCCGGTGGTCGCGCAAACGATGTTTGGCGCGATGGTAATATGCAATCGCCTATGTATGGAACATATGCCGCAATGGCTTATTTGAAAAACTCTGGTCCTGTAACCGTGGTTCGTCTTTTGGGACATGAACATGAAGAAGCGCAAACAGCCGGAAAGGCTGGTTGGACGGTTGATGGTGACGCTTGGGGCTTGTGGCTATTTGATTCAAGCTCCGTTGACGGCGGCTCAGAGGGGCTTACTACAGGTTCCTTGGCGGCTATTTTCTATACCAAGAACGGCTATGCGCCTGCTCTATCAGGCAATATGTGCACCAATCTTGAGACACTCATAGCTACAGCGTCTACTGGTGGACTAGTTGAAAGTGTTGGTAACAACCGTGAGTTTAAGATCTTGATCACCAATGATACCACTGCTGCTACTTCTGTGCACTCCACTACATTCAACTTCAACAAAAGATCTAGTAAGTTTATTCGTAAGGTATTTAATACGAATCCAACTCTCCTGAACACCAGCACGATTAGCGCAGCGAATCAGGAGCAGTATTTCTTAGGTCAAACGTTTGAAAACGCACTGGATGACGCCTTAGTATCAAGTTCGGCGGGCGATGTCTATGGTATGATCCTTCGCCACGCTGAGGGTAACACAGGCACCAAAGCAGGTAAGTATTACAACACTCTTGGCGGAGCCCAGACTGCTAAGACTGGCTGGATTTTTTCTCAGCATTTGTCAACAGTGCACGCAGATTTCGCTCCTGCAATCTCTAGCGCGGATGTCGTATCCGGCGGGGTAACTCGCTTGTTCCGAATCCACGCGCTGAATAGCGGAGAGTGGGAATCAAAGAATCTTAAAGTTTCTATTGCGGACATTAAGTATTCTAGAAATCCGGATGAAGATCCGTATGGAACATTCACAGTTCAGGTTCGCCGAGCGCTTGACAGCGATGTGTCGCCACAGGTTGTAGAAAGTTATGCAAACTGCAACTTGAATCCGAACTCTCCAAACTACATTGCCAGAAAGATTGGCGATCAGGTGTTGTCTTGGAACGAGGCAGATCGTAGATACACTTATCAAGGAGACTACGACAACCAGTCTCGCTTCATTCGTGTCGAGGTTGATGCGGATGTTGAAGCAGCAGCGGTTGAACCGTCCTTGCTTCCTTTTGGGTTCTTTGGTCCTCCTGTTCTTAAAACGATTGCGACGACCACGAACGCTGATGGAACTGGATCCTTCGTGGAGGATGAGGACTTTGCGGATATAGAAAGTACCACTGTGGCAAGTGCGTGCGCAGGTCAGAGTGCCGAAGCGTATTTCAACGTTGGGTCGTTTGCTTCTCTCACGATGCAGTTTAAATTCCCAACAGTTCCAACTCGTGCCTCTTCTACATCTGGTTCGCTTTCAAACAGAAAGCAGGCTTATTGGGGGGCTTACACCCTTGAGCCGGGGAGCAGCAAGGTCATGAACGCTAGCTGGGGAGATTTAATGTTCCCACTTCCTGATGGACTGACCCCCAGTGACACTGGTTTAGTTGATGCGTCACAGTGGGTATTCTCACTGGACGACGTTAAATTGACTGGCGCTTCTTATGGGACTGCCGAGTGGGCAGAGGGTCATCGCGCCGCAGGAAACTCTTGGAGTGCTAGCGGAAGCGACGGAAACGGCGCAAGCTGGTCCGGCTCTCTTGATCAGGGGCTTGATAGATTTACAATGCCTCTCTGGGGTGGATTCGACGGCTTGGATATCCAAGATTTAGACCCATTCGCCTCTGAGCAAGCAATGGACGCCTCTTCAACAGATAAGACGGACTATGCTTATTATTCAGTTCGTAAGGCGATTGACACAGTGTCGGACCCAGAGGAGACCGAGATTAACTTGGCTGCTATGCCCGGTATTGATCATAGCGCATTAAACGTACACTTGGTTAATGTTTGTGAGCGCCGTGGCGATGCTCTAGCGGTTCTTGACATCGGTGGTGGGTACAAACCCCGAGCCAATCGCGCAGGAACATCTGCCGCGCAGTCATATGACTCATATGGCGGTAGTGTTGATAATACACTGGACACGATTGAGGAGATGAATATCAACTCAAGTTATGCCTGTTGTTACTATCCATGGGTTCAAGTTCAAGATCAAGCGAACTCCGCTGCTCTGTGGGTGCCGCCTTCAGTTGCCGCTCTTGGGACTTTTGCTAGCTCCGAAGCCAAGTCTGATGTGTGGTTTGCCCCTGCTGGATTTACCAGAGGTGGTTTGACAGAGGGTTCCGCAGGAATTCCAGTTACTGGAGTGCGTGATCGTCTGACTGCCAAGGATAGAGACAAACTGTATGCAGCCAACGTCAATCCGATTGCGTCATTCCCCGCAGAAGGTATTGTAATCTTTGGACAGAAGACCATGCAGGTGCAGGCATCTGCGCTTGATAGGATTAACGTTCGCCGCTTGATGATTTATGTCAAGAAAGAGATTTCTAAGATGGCAGCAACAACAATCTTTGAGCCCAACGTTCAGAGAACTTGGGACGGCTTTACCGGTCGTGTCAATCCTTTCTTGAAGGCTGTGAAGGCAGGCTTAGGGCTGTCCGACTTCAAGGTTGTTTTGGATGAGACCACAACAACGGAAGACTTGATTGATCGAAACATTATGTATGCCAAGATCTTACTCAAGCCAACCCGCGCCATTGAGTATATTGCGATTGACTTCGTGATTACTAACAGTGGAGCATCATTTGAAGATTAATAGGTGAGGTTGGGGGTGAAATAGACGCCCCCAACTACTTATTATAGAAACGATTTTTTAATAGGAGTTTAAAAAACAATGGCAACAAAAGAGAAATTTTGGTCTGACCCAAGT